ATGCAAAAGATTGCACAGAAATTATTGCTTGATCTTAAAGAGGGTTTGATGAATAACGATTTGGCAGAAGTTGATATAGCTAAACTAACTAATGGAGAAACAAAATGAGTTTATTAGATACAGTAGAGACAGGAATTAAAGTGCCTACATTAAAGATCAATGTGTCCGGGACTAACGGCATAGGTAAAAGTACCTTTGCTTCACAAGCACCCAGACCAATATTTATTAAGACAGAAGATGGAACAAACTTTATTGACGTACCATCTTTTCCCTTATGTCAAACATACGATGATGTATTGAAACAAGTTAATACATTGTTGCATGAAGAACACGATTACAAGACCCTAGTCTTTGATACCACAGATTGGGCTGAGAAACTGATACATCAAAAGGTGTGTCAGAATCATTCAGTCAAATCAATTGAAGCTCTAGGTTTTGGTAAAGGATACACAGAAGCATCTGAACTATACCGTGCATTGCTACATATGTTCGATGACCTGGGAGCGAAAAGAAAGATGAATGTCATCTTGTTATCGCATGTATCCATAAGAACTTTTAACGATCCTGAGAGAGAACCTTATGATCGTTGGGAATTGAATCTACACAAGAAGGTATCAGCAATGATAAAAGAATGGGTGGATTTTAATCTGTTTGCAAACTACGAAGTTACAACTCGTACAAGTGGACAGGGCTTTAAAGAAACAACGAGAGGTGTGTCTTACGGCAAGCGTAAGTTGTTTCATAAATATGCAGCCTCGTTTGACGCTAAGTCTAGAGTTGATTTGGGGAGTACCCCTTTAGAACTAGAGTGGAGTGCTTTCATGACTGCTTTGAAAGAATCTTTAAAATCTAAAACAGGAGTAAAAAAATGAGTGATTTTGAAATTAATTTAACTGATGTAGAAGAACTTGATGTAAGTTCAATAGGTCCCATGCCAGCCGGTGATTATGAAATGGTTGGTATAACTTGGGAATCTAAGAAGAGTAAGGCCAACAACCATAAGATGATCAATATAACTTTTGAAGTTGTAGGTCCTCAGTATGCTGGCAGAAAAGTTTGGGAAAACTTTATGCTAGAAGGTAATGGCTTGAACGTATCTAAAAGCAAGATACGTAATTGGAGAAAAGCTATGGGCTTGGATCCTGATGTAGAGAACTTTAACCTTGAAGCTCTTGAGTCAATGATGAACGTTCCTTTTGATGCTACTCTCAAAGTAGAAGTAGGCGGAGATAAAGGTGACGGCACTAAGTGGGATGACAAGAACGTTATCGCTAAGTTCAATGACAAGGGTGCGCCTACACCAGCACCTCAAGAAGCAGCACCTGTCCCGGAAGCACCTGTCGAAGCTGTCGCATCTACTGATGACGATGACGATGATGGGTTTGATTGGGACAAGTAAAAGAATTTCATCGCAGAGTTGCGTATACAGGTCAGGAGAGAGAGGGACTTTGTGATGAAATACCGAGCAGTAGCTAATGCTCTCAAAGACCTGAGTAATACTTTAGCTACTTCTCGCCTCATATAAGATATAGTTTAATACATGGAAAATCAATTTGACAAAAAAACATTAGACCAAGTTATGTTGGATCTAAATAAAAACATAGAGAAGTGGGAATCACTTGATCTGGATATACAAACCATGATGGTGGTTCTATTGCAGTTTGCCCTTGAGTTAGTCTTCAAACATTCATTCAATACACAGGATGCTTTGAGTACTATATCCGGGATACTACTTACAAAGCTAGAAAGCGGTGAGATAGATCCAGACATAGTAGAAAGGATGTTTGACTTCTATGAAGTGCAGAATGGATCTATACATTAATGCAGTTACGATACTACCAAAGGGATGCAATCAACTCCCTACACCATTGGTTTGAAACCAAACCAGCCAACGAACATGCTCTAATTGCATTACCCACCGCAGCTGGGAAGACGATTATCTTCTCTCACTTCATTAAAGAAGTGTTGGCTAAAGATCCTGGAGCTAGGTTTATTGTCTTAGCCCACAGAAAAGAATTAGTAGATCAAGCAGAAAAGAAACTTAAGTCTGTATGGCCTGATGCCCCGGTCGGTGTATTAGCAGCTGGACTGAAACGCTTTGAGCATGATGCACAGATACTGATAGCCAGCAGAGATACATTGGCTTCACCCAAAAGACTAGCCAAGGTTGGCAAGTTTGACTACATGATTATAGATGAGGCACACAACGTACCGCCTACATCACACACCAGGTATCAAAAGATTATCACTGAGTTATCTGATCGTGGAGACATGAAAGTTATGGGTTGTACTGCAACACCATACAGAATGGGTCAAGGATACATATACGGCAAGCGTAAGGATCATTTCTTTAGAGGTCTAGCCTATACCGTATCTATCCCAGAATTGATCAGAGAGGGCTATTTATGTAGGCTCTCTGCCTATGCCGTAAACGACAAGGCTATCATTGATGCTGGATCTGTTAGTTTGAAGTTTAAGAATGGAGACTTCAGAGAGAAAGAACTAGAAGAAGTGGCTATGGTAGATGAGACCATAGTAGAAGTGGTAAGTGATTGGATTGATAACGCTTACACCAAAGGCAGAACGGCAACAGTATTCTTCTGTGTATCAGTACTGCATGCTGAGAAGATGACACAGTATCTAAAGCAGTATGGTATCAGCTCCGCTGTTATTACCGGGGAGACACCTAGCAAGGAACGTAGTCAAACACTAGCTGACTTTGAGTCTGGCAAGATTCATGCGCTTTGTAACGTTGGTGTCCTGACAGAAGGATGGGATGCCCCCAGAACAGACTGCATAGCATTACTTAGACCAACACAAAGCGTAGGACTGTACGTGCAGATGTGCGGTAGAGGGATGAGGATCCACGAAGATAAGAACAACTGCTTGCTTCTGGACTACGGAGAGAACGTTGCTAGACATGGATGCTTGGATGAAGTATCGCCCGGAGCTACTGAAAACAGATATCATCCTAAGATATGTGCATCTTGTAATACGATCAACTCACCATCAGCTAAAGAATGTATTGAATGCGGACAAGTCTTTGAGGCAAAACAAACTAAGTCTCTGTGGACTAAAAAAGAAAGAGAGGTAGCCAGAAGAACTAAAGCAGAGAAGCAAGCTGTACTTTCAGATGAGAGGGCTAAGTCTAAGCCTGTATTCAAACCTGTGAGAGAAATATATGCACAAGTAACTAAGTCTAAAAACGGCAGTGAATACTGTCAGGTAATCTTTACGGTTAATGATGAGTTCTTTCCTAAGAAGATGCCCCTTATGTTTGGACACCCCACCGCACACAACATGGCCGTGCGTAAATGGAAGAAGATTACCAATGAATGGGGATCTCCTAAACAAGCATGGATGGCTGCTGAATTAATAAACAATGGAGCCTTTGATTCTATATCTGAGATAGCTATCCAAAAGCAAGGTCAGTATGAGAATGTCATTGGTATTAGAAACAAAAAGAATGAGAGAATAAAACTATGACAATCGTTCATGACTTACTAGATCAGGTTGAACTAGACGAGGAGAGACACCAAAGGTTTTACTTAGGTATCAGTGGGATTGGTAATCCTAACCAGCGTTTAGTCTGGATGCGTTACCGTTGGTTGATGCCAGATGATTGGGAGCCTAGAGTATTGCGTCTATTAGATCTAGGTAACGTTGTAGAAGATGACCTTATTAAGAAGCTTAGAAAGATACCTGGTGCGAAGATCTATGACGTAGATAAGAATGGTAAGCAGTTTAAAACTAAAGCCCTAGGAGGGCACGTTAAAGGCCATATAGACGGTGTAGCAAGTAACCTTCCGGGGCTAGATCAAGAGAACCCATATCTACTAGAGTTCAAGACAGCTAACGACAATCGCTTTAACAATCTAAACAAGCTAGGAAGTTACTGCGAGTGGTCTGATGAATACGCTGCTCAGTTACATTTATACATGGGTTTGTTTAAGTTCAAACATGCCATAGCTATCGTATACAACAAGAACAACTCAGATTTATATACTGAGATTGTAGAGTTTGATAGAGATCTATTTGATACATTGATGGATAAAGCCAAGAACGTTTTACTATCTGAGTCACCACCAGAGAACTACATACCTGAGACTGACTATCGCATCCGCAGTTACATGACCCCGGCTCAACAAGCTTCTTACTTGGGTAGAGCATTGCCCGCGAAGATCCACTGTCGCTCATGTCGGTTTGCAAAAGTAGATATAGATAAGGAAGATGCTCACTGGCATTGCACTCAGCACGATAAGAAGATCAACACAGACCGTCAGACTAAAGGATGTAATCGTCACAACTATATTCCAGAACTAATACCGGCTACGCTCATAGAGAAGGACGAAGACATCGTTGTGTATGAGAAGGACGACTTTAGATTCGTTAACGTACCAGCCAACAAACACTCTGAGGACAATAACTTTTATTCTAGTGAAGAACTAATACAAGTGGTCAACTCCGGGTTTCCTATGGATATACTGAAGAAAGCTGAGTGGATTAAGAAATGCCTACAAGGAACGATAGTAAAGATTAAGCCTTGGGTTGAGACGGGAGTTCCGTTTTAGTTATCTCTAGCTCGCACCTTGGATTGTCCTTATCCACACCACCAAATATATACACCACCTGTTTGATCTGATTGAAGCTGTCGTCTTCCAGGATCTCAGCCTTAACTAAAGCATCACACGCAAACTTATCTATAATGGAACAAGGGTTACTTATATCTAGTCTTCTGTTGCTTCTAGCATAGTAAGTATAGGTCAAAGTAACTGGCTCAGAGAAACCATCAAACTTTTCTAGTCTGGGTACAAGTTCATCTGAGTAAAGCTTCTTAGCTGTGGATAACACCCGGTAATGAGCGTTGCGGTAGTTGTTGAGGTTAAGGATAAACTTCTTTTTCTTTGAGTAGTATATCTCTAACGGTAAATCTATTTTCAAGTTTAAGGTGATCCTGTAAGAATTTTATTCAGCTCCTCCTGTCTAAGAACATCTGATGCTCTTGTTGTTGAAGGACTTGTAGATTGTACTCCAGGTTTTATAAATTGTCCTTGTAAACCTTGTCCAGTAATTTCTGCTTGAGTAGAGAATAATTCT